ATTCACTGAATTGGAAAAATTTAGCGTTTGCGCCAAGCCGCTGGCTCCCTGCAAACCACCTTGTGTGCCCTGCACGCCGGTTGCAACCCCGGTTGTTGATTGCATCGGACCAGCGCCGGGACCAATCCAATCGACGTTAATTTCATACCTTATTCTATAAGCCATACTATACTCTCCTTTCGATGTATGGTAGGCCATAGACCTACTAACAGAGGAAGACATTCATGCGTACCTGCTACACCTGCAAACAAGCAAAACCTCTCGAAGACTTTCCCAATCGAAAGGATAAGCCTGAAGGTAAAGGCTACCAGTGCTGCGTATGCAACCGCAAAGAAGTCCAAGAATGGAGAAAGAAAAACCCCAAAAAACACCGAGACATGGTGCAAACTTGGCGCAAACGTAATCCTGAACGTGTTGCTACGTACGCTCGAATTTGGCGTGCTCGATACCCTGACAAATATCGAGCCGACACCTTGCGGTCCAACCACAACATGACGGTTGCCGAATACGATGTGTTGCACGCCAAGCAACAGGGCAAGTGCGCAATCTGCGGCACTACCGAGACAAAAGGCAAAGGGGGACGTTTGTTTGTAGATCATTGTCATGAATTAGATCACATTCGCGGTCTACTCTGCCATCCGTGTAACTTAGGAATTGGAATGTTCAAACACGATACTAACCTCTTAGCTAAGGCTATGGAATACTTAGCCAAAAGTAAGATTAAATGCTGATGTGCTCTCGATCCGCATAGCAAAATTCTGGTTCTGTATCAACGTGCCGTAGAACGCCTTCCATCCAACAACCCTAAGTTGGTTAATCGGGTCACTCTTATCTGCATCCTTCAGATAGCTGAATTTCACATCGTCAAGCACCACTTGACCGTAAGCACCGCGACCGAACAAGAAAGTAGGATAGACGATGACACCATTAGCCGGAGCTGCTGGAGGCACCTGCGCCGCGCCAACGCCAGTAATCTGCACGGTCTGTCCGGGTGCCAGCTGGGTAGCCTGTCCCTGCATCGGTCCACTCGTCGGGCCGGCGGAGCACAAGCCAAGATTGACCGGGATAGTCGAGCCCGCCACGCTGACATAAACGTTGAAGGTAAAGCCCGCGAGCGCCGGCAGCACTACCTGAATGATGGCCGGCGAGGTGACCGACAAGCCAGTCTGCACGGCATAGACACGGCTTTCATACTGGTTCTGCGTGTCTGAAGCAGTAACCTGAACTGCATAAGTACCCGTTGGCAGCGAGCCACCGGAGCCGGTCGAGGTGGCCGTGATCGCCGTGACGCCGGTAAACGATGGCGCCATGTTAGACAGACAGAAACGGATGCCGCTCCACTCGCCGATCTCGTAGTTGTACAAGCGATTTATGTCGCTATACGACCATGCCGTGTTGATCTGTGAATTTTCACGCAGGTCGCCGACGACAAACGGATGCACGATCGCAACGTAATGCGGCATGGCGCGCGGATTATTGCTTGCCTTGGCGCCGCCACTGTCAGCCGCGATCTTTGTATCGGTCATCTCGTCGCCCGCATAACGGGGAGCGCCAAGAGTGACCAGCTGCGCATAAGCCCGGTTCAGCTCATGCACGTTGAGCACATCGCCAGCCAGGAGAGAGCCACGCGCACCGCGCTGGTTCACGTAATTCACTTGCGCAAATGCCATGAGCGCATTGAACGTATTGCGCTCAAAAGTTTCAGCGACCTGCAAGCCAGTCAGCTCGATCGCCTTTTTAAACAATGGGTGTTTGATCGTCAGCTCTGCGACGTCGGTGATGGTGATCTTGTCACCCCACTGCAAGGCCGTCGCCGCGACCTGCTGGATGGTCATCACCTCGCCGACAGGCGGCACGCCTTCCGATAGAGGTGCAAACGGCAACGGGACGCGCACATAGCGCGTTGCCGTGTAGGTAGTACCGCGACCTTTCGGGAGTTCGAGGGGATCACCAAACTGGTAAGCTACCAGTTGCCTGCGTGCGAGGGGCAGGGTTTTGTCTGCGATGTAAGCCTCGATATCCGCCTGAAACGACGGAGAATAATTAACGGGCATGTCACGCCTCTCGGATTAGATTTGAACGTCCGACAAGCGCTCTTCGAGAGTTTTTCCTCCACTGCGTCTACTAGCCTGCGCATCGCTGCGAGCCGATCCCGGCCGAACCGTATTGGCCTGCACCCGTCGTTGCGCCTGCGTCCGCTGCTTTTGCGGTCCCCCCTTATCGTCTTGCTCGTCCATAGCCTTGCCGAGTAGCCAGTAGTAGACATCTTGACGCGAGATGCCACTTTGGCCGCGCCCTTTCATGTCATCGACTTGCTTCTCAACACGCTCTTGCCAGCGACGATAACGGGGTTTGACTGAGGCTTTAGTCTCGTAAAGCGCCCGGTCCTGCATGTCCCAAGTCTGGAACTGATGACCCTGGAGCTGCTGCTGCATGCGCTTTTCGCTATCACGCAGGTCCTCCGTGATCCGTTCCTCAGGGGTCATACGAGACCGACGATCTTCACGCTGCGTAGATGTCTCGCCTTGAGGCTGCTGCGGAAAAGCACGTTGCCGCAACATCTCATCAAGCCGACGATCCGCTTCCCGTGCACGCTCTTCAGCGCGCAGAACACGCTCGTTGAGCCTGCTGATCCTATGGTCGCGCCGCCCTGACTGCCCCGGAGGGCTAGGCGGCTCGCTTAGTTCAGGTTCCGGCTCATCCGTATCATCTTCATCAGCCTGATCTGGCTCGTCCGGTTCCGGCTCGTTCAGTTCAGGCTCATCGAGTCCATTGCTGTCAGGCTGAAGCTGATCAGTGCCCGTCAGGTCTGGATCATCGTCGGTAGCCATACGCAGCTCCGAAAGGACGGATAACGTCCGTCAGACGAAAGCGCTTTACGAGCGCCACACGAAGATGCTTTACGAGCATCACACGAATGGGGCGGGAACTTATACCCGTCCGAGAACCTTGGCAACTATCTCTTACGCCTAGAAGATCGGTGCTCTTCCTCTTCCTCCGGTTCCGACGCTACCTTCACCTTCGCCTTTGCCTCTTCCGGCGGCGGCGGCGGCGCCAGGGTAGCCTCACTAGCCAGATGAATTGCATGTAGATTGACTGCCGCGTCAGCAATTTGGTTCCACATGCGATCACTGATGCCCGTCTGCAATTTCTTTATGGCGTCCCCGTACAACACCATCTCAGCCGGAGGGTCCTCCCCCTCCGGCAAGGTGCCGGCCATAGTCTTGTAGATGCTATCCAGCTTGAAGGTTGACCCTATCACCATGTCCCACTGTTGCATGAGGGTAGACCTGTGCAACTCATCAATGGCGGCACGGTACTCCTTCAGCGCTTCCTCGTTCATCACCGGCATAGTTGCCTCCTATTTCTTCAACTGCTGTTCCCGTTGTTCAATCTGCTGCTTGGCCATTCTGTAGGCGTTACGGGTGATCTTCAAGCCATTAGTAAAACGACTATGCTCCCTAGCCCCATCGGTCAACCATATTTCAAAAAGTTTAATAATATGGGAATGGTAGGCTTGCTCCAATGCAGTCTTATCCATTTCCAGCAGCTCGTGATCTAACGGTATTCCCGCATATAAATCCGGCTCTTTTGGTTCTGCATCCAGCCATCGCGTCAACGCAGCAAGCATCAACAGCACAACAATAAGGATGGCTGCGGCAATTAAAATGCGATTGCATAGATCACGCAAGCTTCCAGCTAACTCCCTTGGCCCGCCAGGTCATCGGCTGCGAGTTGCGAAAGCGTTGTCCTGCAACTAAGCGAAGCGCCACGAGACTTTTCCTTTTCCAGAAATCCCAACTGCATCCGCGATCGAGGGTGTCAAATCGATTGCCGCGTCATTTGTTGGAACCTGTCCATTCTCGGCCCGCGTACCATCCTCATACTGTGTCTCCACCATCGGACGAGCCGTCCCCAGCACATACTCTTCATCATCCAAATTCCAAGGACCTAAATCCACGATGTCACAAGTAATCTCACCCAACGGCCCACGCACGATCACTTTCGGGCGCGGCGTTTCCTTCCATTTGTATGGTAGGGCCACACCGCGAGTAGAAGAATTAATCCAATCAATATCGGGGTAAGCGCTATCTTGATCGTCACCACCACCACCAAATTCAGTTGCGGTTATATTGGAATGCCACTCTCCTTCGGCTTCCGGCACGTCGCCTTCAACATCAATATAAGATGCGCTGGCCCAACCATACACCGCGACCCCTGCCATGTGGTCGTCGCCAAATTTTAACTTGTACCATTTCGTATCGCCGTTCCAGGCAGCTGCGACAACCGTAACAAGATCATTGTTCTCAGCCTTTCCAATGATCGGCGAAGAGCTGGAATTACTGGCCCGAATGTTCAGAGTGTCCCCCGCAACCAAATTAGCCACAGTGCCAGTCTGCGGCTCACCTGCCGGCGGTTGCTCGACTGGAGGCTCTACCGGCGGCTGCTCACCAATTTCCTGGTCACTCAATATCTCCGCGATCGAACGGCAAATCGCATCGTAATGCTGATTATACAAATTGCTGTCGCCAGTGTTATCACAAAAACAAGTCTCGATTAACACAGCGGGCTCATTAGTGTTGTTCAAAAACGACAAATCACCCCTGTACTTGGCACCACGATTTGTAAATCCACCAGCAACAGCAATGGCTGATGATAATTGCGCCGCCATACTCTCCTGCGTAACGTAAAGCACCTCGGTGCCGTGCGCCGAGCCGTCATAGGCGTTGAAATGCACGCTCACGTCCCACTCATGCGGACCCTCCGCATTATGATGCGAGGTGATCCAATTCAGGTTCGCCGATTGGCTCGTGCTGACGTTGTCGTGCAGCGTGACAACCGTGACACCGACGCTGCGCAGATACTCGGCAACGGTCTCCACCACCCGGCGCGCCTGGTCGACCTCGTCTAACTGCGGCGGCACGGGATAACCTGATGCGCCACGAATATATTTTCCATGACCTGAGCTTAGAACAATCTTGGTCACGATGGCCTCCTTATGTTATCCTGCGTGGCAGTCGAGCGTTTGGCCGCCCGACTGCCACTCGTCGCCCTCTAACACGCACTGCAAACGGTCGTTACTGCACTCCTGCCATCGGCATGCGTTGACGCGGCGCTACGCCAGCTCCCCGCATCTGGTCCGGGTGGATCATGCCGGGAGGACCCTGCCCGCCACGCGGCCCAGCCGTACGAGCCCCCTGCCGGGGTGTTCCCGGCACCCCTGGCCCAGCTCCGCCAGGAACGCCCTGTGCCCCCTGTTGCTGCGCTTGCTGCTGCATTTGTTGCTGCTGTGCCTTCTTCTGCACGTTCATCATGTGAAACAGCAAATGCTCACGGATCACCCCTGAAGGATCGCCCTGCTGCTGCATGAGCTGCTGGTGCGCCTGCATATGCTCCTGATCCTGATCCATCTGATTGACAGGTACATGAAAGCCCTGTGACAGCAAGTCATTCTCAAATTGCGGATCGAGCGACAACCGAGCGCGGGTGTCGGTAAAGACCTGCCTAGCCAGTCTCGGCCCGAACAAGTTCTCGACAAACTGCGACAGTACGGGCGCAAGGTTCAGCTCATAGCCCGGATATTGCTGGGGTGGGATACCCCTGATCACATTCAAGCCCGCCATCTGCATTTGCATCTGCTGGATCGAGCGCATTGCCTCGACCCCAAACCAGCGCACCTCGAAGCGCCGGTCCATCTGCACCGGAGGAATTTCCTCCATGTTGGCCTCATGCCCCAGCACGCCGTACTGCCGCACGGTCATCGTCCGGTCACGGAATTGGTGATCGAGATAGACGAACCATCGGAGGATCGGAGTTAAGATATCGTCAGAAATCCCGATCACCGCATCCGCCGTCATCAGCAGGTCTACCTGCTGTTCCTGTGAGACCTGCGCTTGGTTGGTCTTGCCACCCTTGGTCTGGCCGGCGCTGGGCAGCATGGAAGGATTAACGCCTAGCGATTGAAAAATCTGCTGCTTACAAGCGTTGACGATCTCGAAACTATCTTTCCACAAAGGCGGAAAATTAGCAAACTTGGTTGCGTTGGGATCAGTCTCCCATATCGCCGCTACGTTGAGCGTCATGCTGCCCGTGCGTGGGTTCTTGATCGGATCAGTCATCACAATCGGCAGCAAGGCATAAGCGGCACTATCTGCACCTTCGTTGGCGGCATCGTTGGCGAAATACTGCAAGGTCTCGATCCGCTTGATGCGTGATCGACCTTTTGCTGAACCTTCGGTTCGATCAGCAGGTGCTGAAATGATAGGAACCTGATCACACCAGTATGGATTACGGCGGCAGGACAGAACTGTATCTTCGTTGGCGAAACGAATACGGCAGAGCCGGCGCTCATAAGAACCTTCTGCATTCTTGATTGCCAGTTTGGTCCAAGTTTCATAGACGAAAGCAACCGCTTTCTGCCCCTCTGACTTAATCCCCGCACTGTCCGTTATCTTATATTTCTTGTCCGGGTTCTGACTTGGTTGCTTGGAGCGAAACTGTTCCAGCAACGCCTCTCCCTTCTCTTCATCAATCTCCCCGTCATGAATCATCTCTTGCAGTCTGACCTTGGTGTATCGCCGCAAGATCGTAACGCTGCCACCAATATCGATCGCCTCTTCGGACGTCGAGCAGGTCGATGGCAAGATAAGAACATCGGCATCCGGCAGCACCTCGACACGAGGGTATGAATGGACGATCTCTTCTTCCTCAATGTCCTCGAAGCTGTCGTTTTCATCCATCAACTCCAACCCAGGCTCGCCCTCCAAAGTATTGGGACGCATCACCCGCCAAGCCACATGCCGGCGGTTCTCCACCCAATCGAGCATAACGTTGTACTGCCCCTCGATATCGCCGTTCTTCATCAGCGCGGGAACAACGACGGATCGCAGCCGACACTTACGAATGTAAAACTCCAATAAGGACATCAACGCTTGTGGCTTGTCCTCCGAGCTGATCACCTCGACGTTCTTGCCCGTCATTGGAAAAATCTGATTGGTGAACCGGGTCTTTCGCGCGTCAACCGCATCAGCCACGATCGGCACGAAAATTTTGGAGTTTCCCGAGTAAAATTGTTTAGGACCCAGCTCGCAATTATAAATGTCCCAATAATCCATTTGTGAATTAGAACGCTCCCACTGATCAGAAAAACCCTTCTCGATCTCCCCGTACAACTTGAGACAAGTATCCTCCACCTCCTTGTCACGCATAAGCTCTTCGTTACGATCAGGCAGCAGCTCTTGCTGCTCAATCTGCGGCTTAGGCTGATCGTCAGGGATAGTGCGAAGATCGTCGTGCTCTGCCATTTTACAGCATCTTGAAAATATAGCTCTTTTGCGCCGGCGAGCCGCTGTTGTAGGCGAACAGGAGTTGATTGATCGCCGACGCTGCATTGGTGAAATCAACAGCAGCGAGATCAGTCCTGCCTGCGTCCTGCGCCGCCTTCGCAGCGGCGGCGGCAAGCCCGCTGTCCTGCGTCTGCATGTCCTGCGCGGTATTGAGATCATTGAACGTGGTCACCAGTTGCCGCAGCTGGATGGTGAGAGTTCTCCAATATGCCGATGCGTCAGCCATTCTATGCTCCTATCCGTAGCACCAGTTCGTTCCGTCATCAAAGACGGGCAGGCCGCGAGTTCCAGTCGTGCCAACCGTTGCGCCGAAGGTTGGGCTGGCAACCCCATCGGTGACAAATGCCCGGCGCCCCTTGGTTCCCGCGGTCGGCAAAGCGCCTATCGTCGTTGTCTGAAAGCTGAACACCTTGTTCGGAACATCAATCTGCAAACCCGTCGTGCCGGCGCCGTCGGACAGGATGATCTGATTGGCGAGGCCGCCGGCAAGCCCAGCGATGATGCCAATAACCGTGTTGTTGCTGCCCGTTGTCACCCCGCCGCCGGCGTTCTTTCCGACAAAGGTATTGCCTGCACCGCTCGAGAGATTGAGTCCGGCCTGATAACCGACGCAAGTGCAATCGCTAGCGTCACCGTTGTAGAACGCCTTGTAGCCTAGCGCCGTCACGTTGCTGTGCGTCGTTATTGATGCCGCGGCGCCGGCACCAACCCCCACGCAAGCGGTACCAGTCGATAAAAAAGTCAGCGCTGAATCGCCGCTGGATACGTTGCCCCCAATACCTACATTCCCAGCCGAGGTTACGCGCAGCAAGGCTTGCATGCCGATGCCAACGTTCTCGCCCGCAGTCGTAACGGCTTTGACCGCCTGATAACCAATTCCGATATTGTTGGCACCGCTCGAAACAGCCGCCAGGGCGGAAGTGCCGATGCCGATATTGTGCAGGCCGCTGACCGACCCGTAATTGGTCGCACCGTTGCCAATACCTATGCCGAGCGTGTTGGTGTTATCGGACCAGTATTGAACCGAGGCGCCGGATGAAAGAACTATCGTATCGGTTTGCCCCCCGGCGAGTGCGCCCGCACTGGCGCCAATAAATGTGTTTTGGCTGCCGCTCGTTAATGTATTTCCCGCGGCATAACCGATGCAGGTATTGAGCGTTCCGGTCGTGAGGTTGCCGGCAGCCACCGTACCTATGACCGTGTTTCTGGCATTGCCGGCCGCACTGGTGGCGTTCAGCATCGCCGACGAGCCAATGGCGATGTTGCCATCCCCATGAATGGTGTTGTTCAGCGCCTGCATACCAATCGCGATATTGGATGACCCGTCAATTAGCGTGCCAAGACAGTTCTGCCCGAGCGCAAAATTGTTGCCCCCCGTCGTTATCGAGGCACCGGAGGTTTGGCCGAGGCCAACATTATTAATGCCACTGGTCAGCGCCTTGAGTGCCTGATCTCCTATCGCGACATTGGCGCTACCGGTGCAGACACCTGTACCGACAGCAAGGTTTCCGATGATGACATTGGATGATAAACTCGTCCCATTCAGGGCGGCCTGATAACCGATACAAGTGTTGCTGGAACCCGTACAAGCAGCAAGGGCACTCACGCCAACGGCAGTGTTCTTTGCGCCCGATACGACAGCCTGCAAGGCACTGCTGCCCACGGCCACGTTGTTGTTCCCAGTCGTTGCCGCCGCCAGGGCGGCCGATCCAGCGGCGAAATTATCGTTGCCGCTCGGCAGTGCACCCGTTCCAGGCCCCGCCTGGCCTACGAACCAATTATCAGTTGCAGAGGCGCCGTAGAGCGCATTAACATTGTTGTACAAATAGGAACCGCCCGACACCACGTTCGGGTTGTTGCTCTGTATGTTGAAATTGCTGGCCTGGGCAAGCACCGGCCCGGCGCCGACATAGAGCACCTCGGTCGGGGTGCCGCCAGAAACCGCGCCGCCGATAGACATGCCGCCGCCGCCGCTCTGCGGTACCCATGACGTGTTGCCTGCACCGTCTGTCTGTAAAACGTAGAGATTGGTCCCAGCACTCGTCGGCAACTTCATCGTCCAGGTGCCGGCCGCATCAGCAACGGACAGCGAAACCGTGCCGCTGGTCTTGCCCTTGAGGTTTATCAGGCCAGTCTCGGTCGCCTGACCGAGGCCGATGGCGCCTAACCCGTCGTAGGTGAAACCAGCGTTGCCGCCGAACGCACCGCTGTTGTTGTATTGGACATTCGTGTTGGCACCGCCGGGAGTGGCACTGCCGCCGGGCGGAGTGAACCATGTCCCATCGGCTTTGAGGAACTTTCCCGCCGCCGCATCACCGGCCGCCGGCGGCGGAACATAACCGTAGGAACCGCCGCTGCCGCTATCCCCCTGGAAGCCGGTAGACACCCGCATGAAATTGCCGTCGGTGAAGAAACTATCGGCACCGACGGTGCCCGTTGTGGCGCCGGGGATCGACGTAAGTCCGCGCGGACAATCTATCGTGCTGCCATCGGTCGCCGAGATTTTGGCCCCGCTTGACGTGCCCGTAACCGTAATGAAATCGGTATGGATGAAACCCTGCCGCTCCGCATGCAGCCAAGTACAGCCGGCACCGGGATCAGACGACAGTGTCAAGTTGCAATGATTGGCATCAATGGCGGCACATGGGCTCTTAGCAAAAAGGAACGCGGGGAAAGTTCCGTTAAAAGTAAAATTGCCCGATACAAAAGCATTGCCGCTAAGATGGCACGCAATGAGAGCGCAGTTGCTCGTGCCGAACGTCACCCCACTCAAAACTTGCACCGCACCGGGTTCACCGGCAACATAGATGCAGCCAATTTCCACCGCTGAACTGGCAGGCGCCGCAAGATTACAAGTCCCGATCGCCCACGTCGCGCCGTAGACCGCGAAACAAGGCCCGCTGGCCGCAGTCAACGTAAAGGCGGTAGGATCGCCGAAAATGTTGACGGTGCCGCCGCCGTTTATCATGCCCAGCCCAACGGCCGAGGTATAGGTCACCGTCGGAGCGACATGGATATTGCCGCCGTTGGACGATCCGGTGATGACGTATTGGCCCTCAATGGTATCGACAGCTTTTTGGATTGTTTGAAACGCAGTCCCAGCAGACAGCCCGTTGTTGCTGTCGCTGCCAGTTGAGCCGTTAACATAAAGATCAAGTTGCTGGCCAACGCCGATCACCGTGAGACCACCAACGGAATTGCGCAGCTGGGCAATCGTGTAGAGCTGATCGACCGGCACAGTGGTGGGCGCCTTCACACCCACCACGACATCAGTATCTGCCGGCGGCGCAGTTGCCGCCGCGATCTGTGACAGCTTAGTGCCAGGAACGAACGGAGTTATCGTGGGAGGGGAAGCAGCCGGAACAGAAACGACCGGCACAGACCCTTTGACAACCTGCGAAGGGCGTGGCCATTCGTTCACGGCTTACTCCACTACATAGTTACTGAGCCCATCCTCAGTAATGTAGTTGTTGAGCGTGTCCTCAGTGATGTAAGCGTTACCGGGAGGTGGCCCACCTCTCAACTCATCCCAAAAACAGACGTGCCACAGCTGGGCAAAATACTGCATTGCCCCGAGCATGGATCACCTCAGCTCTGCCAATGATGCCGCTATCTTTTTGCGCCGTTCCTCGAAGGCAGCGGCTTCTTTCACGAGGTCCTCGTGCGCCTTGGTGAGATCAGCCTCATGCTGCTTGAGTTGCTTTTCGCGCGCATCAGCAGCCCGCTTGATAGTGTCCAGCTCCACGCTGCGCTCATCGAGCTGCTTGCTACGCTGATCAACCTCCGCCCGCTTCTGCTCCACCTCCGCCAGTCGCCGCTCGCTCTCGCGGTTGCGCTCGTCGATCATCACCTGCTGCTGCCGCAACCCTTCCCGCATGGCAACGATTTCGCTCGCCTTGTCCTTCAAGCCAGCGTCGATCTTGCTCAACTCCGCCCGCTGCTTGGCGATATCCTCCAGCTGCTTGGCATGATCCTGCGCCGCTTCCTCGTATGCCTTACGCGCCTCCAAGATGGCGTCGAGCGTTTCCTTGACCTCCTTCTTGTCGCGCAGGGTATCGACCAGCTCCGTGAAGCTGAGTACCTGATTAGGAGGCAATGAGGAACTGAGCTGACCGAAACTGAGCATAGATCACCTCATGGAACCGTCGCAGGGATGCCAGCCACGGCATAGTTAACTCCCACCGGCACGGCATGAAACTCCGTTGCATTAGACGCCAGCCGCGCATTGGTCACCGTCGCCGTGACCGTCGCCACCGGACCAATCAAGAATGAAATGGCGTTAGTGGCAGCGTGCAGCCGCACGAAACGGGTCGCGACGTTGAACGCCGGCCCAACCGTAGAGCCAACGCCGACAGCAACGACGTAATCGGCAAGCGGTGGGTCATAGGGCGTCTGCTGCTCCGCTTGCAGACCCATTTGGCTGTACTCGGTGACAAAAAGCGAACCGGCCATTCATCGCCTCCCTAACACCCGTCCCCACTCGGTTTTCAAGTCCTGCGGCGGCTGCCGATCGGGCAACAAGGTCTGATACCGCTTACCGCTGGCAGTGAAAGCATAGTTTGGTTTATAGGCGTCGTCCACCACGAACCGCATCAGCCCCGCGAACGCCTCCAAGCCCTGCATCAAGGTGGCATACACGCCAGGACGCGGCAGGTCCTTGACCACTCCGCTGCTGCTGATCTCGCGCGCGTAGCCGCTGGAAAGTGCATTGATCGTCCAGTGTGCCGCGTGCGCGACCTGCACCCCCGGCAGTCCCTTGACCTGCTGACGCATGAGCATGCGCAACTCGTCACGCCCCTGAATGACGTCGCCGCCTTGCTGCAAGTCCATCGGCAGACGCCGTACGGCAGCTGCAAGTCCGATCGTGTCGAATGAGCCAAAATGCTCACGCGGCGCGCAGAACCGCAGCTCGCTCTTGCCTAGTTCGAGCCGGCACTCCTTGGCAATGATCGGAACAGAAACTCCCGTATCTCCTTCGAGCACCCAGTCTCGCCAGATACCGAGATGCCCGTCAGCAAACTGCACAAGCACTCCAGTCGTGCAGCCGGCGGTAGCGTTAAGGCACAGCCAAATGGGAGATCGATCCACTCGTAGCACCTGCTCGACAACGTGCTGGCTGCCGAAATCTTCATGCACAGCAAGTCCCGGCCGCATGCGCAGGGCGTATGCAAGAGCGTTAGGTCCATCGATCTGCCCAGTTGGGAAATTAAGGAACTGTGCCTTGAGATCAGGTAGCTCCTTGGCAAAGGTCACCTCACCACCACTGAAGAAAGGTTGCAGGGACCCAATAAAATCGAGTTTGCCCACAGGTGCTCGCATCGGGGTCAAGGGCAACAAAATACCACGCCTGACCATCTCCCGTCGCAGTGGTTGCTGCACATACTCTTCCAGCCCATCCTTCTCGACGCCAATCATCACCGGATGATACTGCTCGTTGATCTTGAAGATGTGATTGATCATCTCGTCGGGCAGCCATTTCTCACCCCCACCGTCCCACACGATCAATTTGGTGCCGACCCACGACCACACTGCCCAACCGGTAAAGTTAGACCTGTCGGAAACAGTGCGCGCCGGATCATAAAAGGCGTAGGTGGGCTGCCACACGTGCAAGCGCGGCTCCACCCTGAACATGCCCTCATTGAACAGTTTTTTTGCCGGATCGTCGGGCTCGCACATGTATTCTCGCATGAACTCGTGGTGCAGCCCAAGCCGGCGCATCTCCGTTTCCTTCACAGCGATCCAGCTCAATGAGTATCGTTCTGGCCATGTCGCTCGCCAGCTCCCAGTATCATCCAAGTACCTGATCGGATACACACGTGAGGTCCAGCTGTCTAACCGTTTCAACTGCATGGGCAGGGAGGCAGTGTCCAAAGGCGTTGCATTGACGCGGACACGGGCATTCTTGTCCAGTGCCGGCAGCACCTCTGCAAAGAACCATCGCAATGTCTCCGTGCGGGCACGCTCGTCCTTGACGTGCTCCTTGCCCTCGACGTCATCGGCGAAGCAGAAATCCGGGCGAATGTCGAGGTGCTTCATGCCGCGCACCTCCTGCCCACGCCCCAACGCCTGGATGATCACCCCGTTCTTCAGGATGACCTTGGCCTCGTTCCACTTGCTGCCGTCGCGCAGCTCGCCGAACAGGTTGATCAGATAGTCGTTGGTGGCGAACTCGTGCTTGATCGCCGTCAAGCGGTCTACAGCCCGCTCCTGATTTTCCCCCAGTATCACGCAGTTCCGAAAAGCGTGCAGCGCCGCCATCAGCACGATGCTCTCTTCCGCGATCGTCGACTTTGCCGCCTCGCGAAACGCCATCACCAACACCCGACTGGGCAGCGGGTCGTGCCACAGCAGAATGATCTCGTCGTGAAAAGGAGGCGTGCGGTCGCCGTGGCGGTGGCGGAAACAGGACTGATGCGCCAGCGGGCGGTTCTTCAGCTGGGCGAAGAATTTGATCAGCGCAAGGCGATCGTCAACGCTTGTAGGGCTCGACGTCACCTTGGAACTGCTGCGATGTGTTCACGACCTGCATCTCACCTGTCCTTGATGACCTTCGACCAGTCCGGTATCTCGAACCCGCGTTGCGTCGGAGGGGGCTTTTTCTGACCGGCACCGATCATCTGCTGCAACTGATATTTCTCCGCACGCGGGTAGGTCTCGCGGCGAGCCTTCTCCTGCTCCCCGTAGTTGCCGTTCCACATGCTCTTGTCGCGCGTCGGCATCACGACGTCGGCTTGATGGCTTCCGCCATGTGGATGGGCGAGGGCGCCTGCCGGGTCAAGCCCGACTGCTTGAAGCCGGGACTGCCGGAGGCTTCCCACTGACTGCCGCCTTGAAAGCTGTCGCCGCTGCGACCGTAGCCGTTGCGCCGCTCCATCTCATCGGCACCGAACTTGCCGTTCCACATGCTGTTCATCTCAATGCTCCTGCGGTGCGGATGATGAGTGTAACGCTAAAGCCGCTGTGCCGGCAATCCCCGCAGGTTGGCGTTGGCCCACTGCCCAGGCGAGCCGGCAGTCGCCAAAGCGTGCACCATGTCGGGTGAGATGTTGAAATAGAGATAGTCGCCGCCCTTGTAGTTCACCGTCAGCTGTCTGGTCTCTTCCTCGTAGGTGTACGAGTACACGTTCGAGCTGTTGAGCTGACGCCCCTTGAGATAGTCGCTGCCGGTCTCCGCCTTGTCGGCGGCGTAGTCCGACGCCTTGCGAGCCACGTCCTCGAACGAAGCACCGCCGCGCGCGGCGGCTCCCTTCGCCGCAGTCTCCTCGATCAGCGCATCCCATGCCGCCATCGCGGCGGCCCAACGTGGATCGGCCATTTGTTTGCTCCCTCATGATTGCTATTGCCCAGGCTGGGCGGTTGTCCTATGTTAGCACGTCCCAGCCGGCGCGTGCCTCCCTTGGGCGCCTGCTGCGATACGCTGACGGAAGCACTTGAGCGCCCCTTCCCGCCAAGGTGACATGGTGGGGAGGGGTTCTTTCATTCAGCATCTGACGGTCTCCAACCGGGTGGCTTGATCGTCCAGACGGACACGTACCAATCCTCGAAGCTGTCAGCTTCACCGGGCGGATAGCTCTGCACGTACCGTTCATAATAGGGACGCGCTTTTTCCTGATCGGCAATAGCAGCTCCCCACTCACGCTTATACTCAGCTTCCGATCTAGCCAGAGCAGCAGCATCTTCCTGTAACTTTTTCTTTTTTTCTTTCAGCTCATCGAGATATTTTTGATCATATTTCTGAAGCTTTCCGGTTTTCCAGTGAAACTGCCAAATTCCTTCTTCCTGGAAAGAACAGGGTGGGTCTGAACATTTTCTGACCTGCATGCTGCCAAGTGTCGCTACGCGAAATGTAAGTGACCCACACAAGGGGCAGAAAACCTTCGGAGCATTTTTTCCATGTCGCATTTTTGGGCCATCCATCTAACACCTCCATATACGTGTCGTCACGTTAGCACAACGTTGTTCCAATGTCAAGGTATGAGGACCAAAACGTTGGAACACGTGCCGTCACGTGTAGCCGGCTTTTTGAGTAGAAAATCGAGATTTTTAATTTTGGAATTAATTTCTGAGAGCGGTCGCCGATTTTTTTTCGGGAAAGTCCCCCCCAAAATTTTCCAGAGTTATCAAAGGGTTAGCACCGGTCGAGCTATGCGTTTCTCGCATAGGTTGTTACAATTTATTAGGTAACTTTTAGGACTTTTGTTTGCTAGGAAATTAATTAAGCCATTGAAAACACAGCAACTTTATAAAAAATTATAGCTAAAAAAAAAATAAATATTGAAATCATTGACTTTTCTGCACCGGCAAAATCGGCGGAAAATGCTATAATAATAATAATTCTTTAGAAAATATATATATATATCAATCACTTAATTATTATTGGATATGCAACTACATTTACCCTTAATTTTTCAAATAATATGTCTTAGCGCGCGACCCTGCTCGTGAGGCTGGGGCATGCTTGACATAGGCAAAAAAGTATGTTTCATTTTTTTACAACCGCCCATTCAGGTTGCATCTCTCTCCTGCAATATCAAACACTTACGTCATTTTTTTACGAAATAATTATGCGAAATGATATCTTAAAAATCAAAATAAATCCCATTCAAATTGTACAAAAATCACAGTCAAGTAGAAAATAATTTACCACAAGTTGATTTGACATTTTCGAAAATTGCATTTTTCTATTTTCATAGCCATGCAGCCCGCAAATACCGGAATGGCTATTCATTCCGTGATAAATAAATCACAAACAATAATATCGCCGATGCCGGTGCTCGGAAAAGTAAACAGGACTTGACTACGTTTGCAGTTTTTGCTAGGGTCGTCTTGTCGATTAGGACACGTTGCGCAACTAACCACACACAAGGAGCAACTCAAATGACTGAGCAAATGCCGGAAAGAGAATACCGGAAGGCAATCGAGCGGCGATTTATCGAACTGGGGCGACAGGGGGCTAATGCTGACACAAAGCATCCCGGCCGCAGGCAATGGGTACGCTTGCGAGATGAAATCTTAGCTTGGGACGAAAGCAAAATGTTCCCTTTCGGCGGAACAAAAGACTAAAGGAGCGGGGCGACTTGGCATTGGATAAGGGCTGGTACTGGTGGTCATGCTTTCCGGGCTGCCTGCCCGATGGTGATCCGATCGGCCCATTCGAAACAGAACAGGAGGCAATGGCCGACTTTACATTGGCAAATGGCGACTGATTGCAGCCCATGCCGTGCAAGACGTGCACGGCATGATCGGCGATCATGCCGACAAGGGAGACTACAATGGCTCACGATTTGAACTTTGAGAATGGCCGCTTTTCGATTGCATTCAGCGGCTCGCGCGAGGATGTCTGGCATCGTCATGGCCAGGAGCATATGGAGGGCAAGAGCATGCAGGAGTGGCTTGCCGCCGCTAACCTCGATTTTCACGTCGCTCAAGCTGATGCCCGCGCCGTGCTCAATAACGAGGTTGTGCAGGCACCGGGTTATTTCAACTACAACCAAAAAACCGGTGCGATCTACGCTCACGTGTCCGATCGCTACAAGGTATTCCAGCCTAACGACATGGCCGCGTTCTTCGAGCAGTTCGTGGGCGTGTCGGATGACTGGCAGATGTCGGTCATGGGCAAGCTGGGTGCCGGTCAGCAGATATGGATGACCGCAACCTACCGTAACTCGCTGGAGATAGCTGGCGACAAGCACCAAGCCTATCTGCTTGCGTCGACCACTTTCGACACCACTGGCGCGACCATAGTCAAGCCCACTTGTACCAGGGTCGTGTGCCGCAACACCTTCAACGCGGCAATGGCCGACAGCCGTGCGCTGGTGAAAGTCAGGCACAATACCACGTTCAACAAAGACCGCGTCACCAAGCAGATTGCCGACATGACGCGCGGCATCGCCCAGTACAAGGCGATGGGCGATAGCATGGCGACCTGCAAGATGACCGAGAAGCAGGTCAGCGACTTTTTCAAGCAGCTGCTTGGCATCCCCTTCGAGGCCAAGCAGGACGATATCAGCACCCGCAAGCTCAATCAGTTCAACGATCTTGCCCGCGCCTATAAGACCAGCGTGCAGGACGAGGGTGCGCCACGGGAGACCGCATGGGCTGCCCTGCAAGCCGTCACCCGCTACGTCGACCATGATCGGTCAGCGCGGGCGACCGACAAGACCGGCGACACGGATGACGCGGCACGCTTCGCCAGTGCCAACTTTGGCAGCGGCGAGACCCTGAAAGGGCAGGCATTCAACTTGCTGATGCCGCTGATCAAGGACAAGGTTCCGGTGCTGGCCTAGCACCGGAGCCCCACAGAAGCCCGCTGATACGTTTTTCGCAGTGCCCCCTCACCTGGCGAGGGGGCATCCCGAAGGACGCATGGGTCGCCCTTCCTAGGCCGTCACGCCTAGCCTCAGAACCAAGGGAGACTGAAAAATGATCGCATTCGACGCCTGGAAAGCACCGGAGGCACCCGCTGCCAATCCGATCCAAGCCATGAACGGTAACGGGGTACGGGCGAAGCCCGCGCCGGAAGCCCCCAAGCAGCCGGACCCGGTGCCCGACACCGGACCGGACCTGACCGCCGGCCTGATCTTCCTCCGCCGCAACGATAGCGGCTGGCTGATCACAGTCACGCCGCGCGGCGTAGCGCGCGCCAGTGGCGAGCTGCCCCTGCCGCTGACACGGGAGGCGACCTTGCGCGATGTGCTCGACTACCTGTCAACAAGTGAGCTGCAAAAGAAAGGCAAGCTCAAGGGCTGCTGGCTGATGGTTGCTCCCTGACCATGGGAGAGGCATCCCGCATGGCCAGTGGTTGGCCATGCTGAACCAAGGGAGACTAGCATGCTTACGCTGCTGTTTATTCAGTTTATCATGATCGTGTTTGCGGTCGCGATCGGGCTGGTGCTTGCACTCGCTGTCATTCGCGCACGTGGGGGCGACTGTGGAAAAAGCAACTGAATGGGAAAACCCTGCATCGCGACCGTACCCGGTCGCCTTGCAGGACCTGCTGGCATTCGCATTCAGCTGGTACGATGCCGGCGGTACCGGCGAGATACTGAACGATCAACCGTTCAGCTGGTGGCACCAGCAGGTTACGCGCGTTGCGTTCCCTGCTTATTGCCGGCGCCATGCCGGCCCCTTCTACCTGCCAACTAACGTCATGCTAAAAGTCGCGCGGCATCTGAAATACTACTACGATCAGGTGGCGCGCGACCGGTATGAAAATGAGCAGTGGGAATGGGTGCCATGAAATGACGGCGCAAACAAAAACACTCAAGCAAAAACTTGAGCACATCTGGCGAGGACCCATCAGGTCCTCGCTCCGTCGTTGCGGCTGGATCGTTGGCAGCAACGGTAGCGTGCAATTTCGGCGCGGCAGTACCGTACCCCTTGACACGCGCCGCCCGGTGCGCATAAACTGCAATCAGCGGGACGGCGCATGATGTACCCCTCTGTGTGCCCTAGGGTTCGCCGGGGAACAAATAGAGCGGGAGGCGGCATGACGATTGAATGGAAGGCGTCGGTGAACGAGCGGCGTTGGCGTGTGATCAGGGCTGATTCGCCCAACTGGGCTGCGGCGCCGTGGCCTGACGCGATCGGGATTGAGGCGATTGACGAGCACATAGCGGTACCCTCGATTATTTGTTGGTTCACGCGCGGCTGGAACAGTGAGCGTGCGGCGGCTGAAACGGTTCGGTTTCACAACAAGCAGATTTCCTGATTTTGCAGTGACACGCGGTTACTGCAAGCAGGCTGCCGGCGGCCATGTCGCAGTTACCGCCGGCAGCTTTTAAACAAGGGGTAATTAAAAATGCAGGATGAGGACAGCCTGACAGTCGAGCATGATGAGCCGGTGACGACCTTGCCGGTCGAGCTGGCGCACACTGCCGCCGAACGCCATGCCGACGTGGTGGCGGAGGACTTTCGCAAGCTGGGCAAGCAAGCCTACGACGAGGGCGTGGCGGCGCAGCAGGAATGCGAGCGGTTCGCGTGCGAGTTGGAAGCCAGCGTCAAGGAGATGGAGGACTATGTTAAGTCCCGTTTGAAGCGCATCCGGCGCGCGACTGATTTAGTTAGAGCAGCGAAAGTTAGCTACAATGGCGGAAACCAGCCCAATGAAGAAGAGCGTCCCGCTTGAAACACGGTTTGCAGCTTCTTGGATGCCTGAACCTGCTGGTTGCTGGTTATGGATGGCTGCTGTGACGGGTAATGGCTATGGAAAAATCAGATTATCCGGAAGAAAGGGGCGCAATGTACCAGCACATCGCGTTGCTTGGGAATTGTATCGTGGTGTAATCCCACATGGTATGCAAGTGCTTCATCATTGCGATATGCCACTTTGCGTAAATCCCAGCCATTTGTTTATAGGTACTTGCGCCGACAACAACGCAGACAAGAAATACAAAGGGCGCGCGGTCAATCAATGGACGAAAAGGCGCAGTCCGCAACGTATGCTTACTGCGAAGCGATGGCAGCCGCCTTTATGAAGCTTCCAACTATTCGTGAGATGCCAGCGGGCAATGAACCAGCTAAAGCTAAATTCTGGCGCCAGCACGTCGCCGGCCTGCGCATCGAGCAACTCGCGGAGCTGACCGGCTACAGCCAGCGCACGATCTATCTGATGGAAGAGGGCTGCACCGCTGACGGCTACCGCATTTCTGACTGGGTGTGGCAGCGGTACAAGCGCTGCTGTGCGGCGGTGCACTATGAACGCCTTAACGGCAAAAAGTTTAACTGGGGGCAATAAAGATGCGCTGTGGTTTTGGGCACATACCGAGCTGGTGCTCGAAGGCGATCTCATGAAAATAATTTGCCTGGACTTTGAAACCTACTTTGACAGCGACTACTCGCTGTCACGGATGACGACGGAGGCTTACGTCCGCGATCCGCGTTTCGCCGTCAACGGCGCCGCGCTCAAGCTGGCCAGGGGAGATGCACCGCAGTGGTTCGCACCCGATCAGTTGAAAGCAAAACTGCATGCAATCGACTGGAATGACACTGCTACAATTATGCATCACGCTCATTTTGACGGTCTCATTCTGTCACATCATTTTGGCATTGTTCCCCGGCATTACTTTTGCACGCTTTCTATGGCTCGTCTGCTTGTGGGTAATCACCTTGGTTTATCTCTGGATGCGTTAGCGCAGCATTTCGAGCTGGGCAGCAAGTCGGCCGGTTATCTGACGATCGGCAAGCACTGGTACGAGATGACCAGCTGGGAGCAATCTGCGTTAGCAGAAGGGGCCAAGCACGACGTCAACCTGACGTGGCAGCTGTTCAGCAAGCTGATGCCGAGCTTTCCAGCCGAAGAGTTCGACGTGGTGGACATGACCGTGCGCATGTTCACTGAGCCCAAATTGATTGGCGATCAAAAACTGCTGGCGGAGATATGGACCGATGAAGACACGCGCCACCGTGACCTATGGGCACGCCTTGGGGTCGAGGAACGACAGCTTCGCTCGAACGATCTCTTTGCAGAGTTGCTCGCGGAAAGAGGCGTTGAGGTTCAATACAAGGATGGCAAGAATGGTTCTATTCCGGCGGTTGCGAAAAACGATCAGTTTCTATTGGACTTGCTGGAAAACGAGGACGAAGAGATTGCGCTACTCGCAGCGGCTCGCCGCGATTGCAAGTCCTCCCTTGTCCAGTCCAGAGCCGCCACCATTGGCAACATGGCTATGCGCGGCCCCTTGGCCATCTATCTCCAGTACTGCGGCGCGCACACGACCAGATGGTCAGGTGGAGATGGTGCTAACTTTCAAAACCTCCGAAGAGGCAGCCAATTACGAAAAAGTATTAAATCACCTGAAAAGTATCTGCTTGCTGTACCAGACCAGTCACAAATCGAATGCAGGCTTTTGAACTATTTGGCAGGACAACATGACATCGTGGACAAATTCCGGCAGGGTCACGACCCATACGCAGGCATTGCCAGCTACTTTTATAATCGAGCTATTACGGCGGCTGATAAACCTGAAAGAGGTACAGGCAAGCAGGCCGAACTTAGCTGCGGCTATGGTTGCGGCGGTGCGAAATTTCAGCGCGTTGCGAAAGTCGGCACCTACGGTCCGCCTGTCGATCTGTCCCTTAGTGAAGCCACCCGTTTTGTTAATCTCTATCGTGGCACCCATCCAGCTGTCGTCCGATATTGGCGAACTGCTGAAGGAGTGCTCTCCGCCCTCGCCGGAGGAAAAAGCGGAGACTGGGGTCCGCTGAGGTTTGAAAACGGTTGCATTTATTTGCCCAACGGCGCACCGTTGCTCTATCAAACCTTGAACTGGCACACCAATGAGCAGACCGGCGAGGTGGGCTGGCGCAGAAAGACCCGCAACGGCTGGGACCGCATGTATGGCGCCAAGCTGGTCGAGCAGACTACGCAAGCTCTCGCACGACTTACTGCCGCGCAAGCGATGCTACGCATACGCAAAGCCGGTTTTAGTGTCGTCGGATGCAGCCATGACGAGGCTTGGGTACTTGTTCCCGATGATGGTCACAGCGCTGAGGCGGCGGAGTATTGCCGGCGAGAGATGATGCAGGTGCCGGAGTGGCTGCCGGGGATACCGCTCGATGCCGAGATCAGCGTGGGACGACGCTATGAGAAATAGACCCATCGATACCGGCAGGTTTCTGATTTATTCACCGTGGGACGTAAGGAGGAAGCCAGATGGCTCGCAGGATGAAGAAAGTAAAAGCACCAAAACCAATGATCAAAGGCAGTCAAAAGCCACCCGATCTGGAAAAAGGCGTGGCGCCTACGCCAGCAAGCAGCGCCAAGCGTGAGAAGCGGTTGACCGGGAAGAGGATCGGGTGACATGGCCAAGGTCGAGAAAGTCATGCGCGAGTACAAGCACGGCAAATTGCACTCAGGGTCAAAAAAGGGACCCAAGGTGAAAAGCCGCAAGCAGGCTGTCGCGATCGGCTTGTCTGAAGCGCGCAAGGCCGGCGAGAAGGTCAAGCGCGACAAGCGGCTGGAAGACGCCGAGCTGTGAAAAAATGAGCCACTCGGTACGCGAGTGGCTCAAGTACAGGGTGATCAGTCAAACAGTGATCATCCTACAGCCATTTGCGGTTGAATTATGAACGAGCCCCAACGCCCTCAGTTTACGCTTGAACGTGCCTCGCCGATCGCCGGTCCTGGTGTACGGCCGGAACAACAACCGTGGCAGGGACCGACGCCCGTGCAGGAAGAACAATGGAAGGAGGTGAGGCAGCACCGAGTAAACTTAGGAGAGCAGAATACGAACCAGCCGGCGGCTGCAACCACCAGTCGCCGGCAAATTAAGCTAACTCAGCTCGACTTGACCGTCATGGTGCTGGAGCAGCTGACCAAATTAAATCCAAAAGCCCGCCGGCAGGTGATCAACGTCATAAATAGATTATTTCCATGAAAGAAAAGCGACCGCCCCTCAATCAAAACTGTGAAAATTGCGTGTTCAGCGTCAGCCGGGATGTCCATCAGCACGAGCTGGAGTGCCACATAAACCCGCCGCAATCGGCGTTGCAGCACGGTCGTTTGGGTAATTGGCCGGTCGTCATGGAAATTGATTGGTGTGGGCAGTGGAAGGACGTGCTTTGATTTATTCCTTTACCGCTGCCAATGATTTTCAAATCTGCAAGCGCCGCTATTTCCACAAGCATATTGCAAAGGATGTAGAGCAGGAGAGTTCGCCTGCACTGGAGTATGGCAACCTCGTGCATAAGGCATTTGAGAAGCGACTGGATCAGGGCATCCCGTTCAGCAGCGAGCTGGCCCATCTAGAGCCGTTCGCGCTGGCTGTCGATCATGTCAGGGATGCTGACAGTTTACAGGTGGACGTCGAGCGCCGGCTGGGCATCCGGGGCGATGGGCTGTCCTGCGGGTTCTACGAGCCGAGCTGTGCTTGGCGCGGCAAGCTGGACCTTGTGGTGCGCAACGACACGATAGCGCAGCTGTACGACTGGAAAACCGGCAAGGCCCGCGAGGACCCGTTCGAGCTGGAGGTGCAGGCGGTGCTGCTGCGCGCCGCCTATCCCAGCATCAAGGTGTTCAAGGGGCGTTACATCTGGCTGCGCGAGGAGAAGCTCGGCGCCACCCATCAGCTCGACCCGTCACGCACTTGGGCCAGAATGAAAGAGCTGGGGCAGGAGATCAACGAGGCGACGAAGATGAATTACTGGCCGGAGCAGGAGAACCCGCTGTGCGCGTGGTGCCCGGCCAAGCAGTGTCGCTTCAACCGGGCTTGACAAACGAACAGAGTTGCTATAACGAATAAAGTTATGGCACGGACCCCGGAAGCAGCCGAGAAGGTCAAGGTTAAAGCCTATCTCACCAGCCTTTGGTGCTATCAATTTTGGCCGGTCCCTAGCGGATACGGTCGCCAAGGGGTAGACTGTTATGCTTGCGTGGAGGGGCGTTTCTTCGCCATCGAGGTGAAGGCACCAGGACAAAAGCCAACGCCCCGGCAGATACGCACGCTCGAAGAGGTGGACGACGCGGAAGGCATTGCCATTTGGGGCACTGCCGATCAGATTATTTCGGTGATCCAAAGTGTTCTTCGACAAGCAGCATAATATCCTGATTTACGACACCCCCCTGCGGGATGCCGTGGCGCACGCGATCCCCGATGCCAAGCTGTTGCACAACGGGTACGTCGCGTTCCCCCGTACCCTGTTGAACTGCAAGATTGCCCGCTGGCTGGCCTATTATCACAACCAGCCCGACGAGCTGCCCGTGCCGCCGGTAATGGATGACTACGACTGGCCGATTATTTCCGGCCGGAAACCACTTGCCCATCAAATCCTGACCAGCAATTTCATGGTGCTCAACCAGAAATCATTTAATTTATCCGACATGGGCACCATGAAAACCCTATCGACCTTATGGGCTGCCGATTATTTAATGCTGAAAAATCCCGGTTGGAAAACCTTGATCGTCTGCCCGCGCACAATTACTCAACGGGTATGGGGCGACGAGATATTTGCCAATTTGGGGCACCGCCGGAAATTCGAGATACTCGAAGGCACCCCGGACAAGCGGATTAAACTGCTGAATAATAAGTTTGCCGATTTTTACATCATAAATTACGACGGATTGAAAATAGGCGCGCACCGCAACAAGCGGCGCCGCTGGGAATTCGAGAAGCTGTCCGGTGCCGTAATGGCGCGCGACGATATCCGCATTGTCGTCCTAGACGAAGCCGACGCCTACAAGGCCGGCAACACCGATCGCAGTCGGGTAACACGCCTGCTGATCGGCAAGCGGGATTATCTGTGGCTGCTAACCGGCACCCCAACGCCGCAGGGTCCCTTCAACGCCCACGGGCTGGCCCTGTTTGTCAACAATGCCGGCGGCGAGACCTTCTACTCGTTCTACCGCCGCACGATGGTGCAGCTCTCGCAATACAAGTGGGTGCCGGCGCGGGATGGCTACGAGGAAGCGAGAAAACTATTGCAGCCCAGCATCAGGATCGACATCGATCAGGTATGGGACGGCCCGGAGTGCACCACGCAGCAACGCCAGATCGACCTGACGCCGGAGCAGCGCAAGCTGCTGTCCAACCTGAAGAACCGGCTGTTGGTGGAGACCAAGGACGGCGCCGCGATAATCCCCGCCAACGAGGCAGCTAGCCGCACCAAGGCGCTGCAAATCATCCTTGGTGCCATTTACGACGCCAACCACGTCCCGCACGAGACCAACGCCGATCCGCGTATCGCCGAGACCTTCGACGTGATCGAGCACTCCAAGGGCAAGGTTCTGATCTTTATCGGATTGACAAGTGTGATCACTTTGGTGTATAAGAAACTCAAAGAGGCTGGGGTGTCATGCGCGACGGTGACGGGAGCAACGACGGACAAGGCACGCCGCGAGATATTCGAGGCGTTTCAGGGGCAGCCGGAACCACGGGTGATCCTGGCCGATCCAGGGACAATGGCGCATGGTTTGAACTTGTATGCCGCGACCACGGTCCTTTGGTATGGGACGACGGACAAGACCGGGCTGTACTTGCAGGGCAACGCCAGGGCGCACCGTCCTGGGCAAAAGTATCCTGTGACTGTGGTGCAGTTTGTTTCTACGAGTTTGGAGCGTTCGATTTTTTCCCGCTTGGAGAAGAATGAAAGCCTGCAAGGCACGCTGCTGAATTGGATCAGGGGAGGCACGTTATGAGCGAGGAATATACGGACGGTTTTCTGCTGGAGCACTATCTGGCTTTGAGCAAAAAGCTGGAGACAGTTGAGACCGAGATCGAGAAGGAAATCGAGAAGCGGGTCAAGCCGCTCAAGGACGGCATGCAAGCCATCAAGGCGATGTTGCAGCTGCGCATCAATGCCCAAGGGCTCAAGCATATCAGCGTCAACGGCGCTACCGCCTTCAAGGTGCGCAACATGACCGTCAAGTGTACGGACAAGCCGGCCTATCTGCGGTTCTGCTTCGCCAACCCCGACGTCGGGGCATCGCTGCTGACCGCCAACGTCAGCAAGGAAGGTCTCTCGACCTTCCTCGAAGAGCACGAGGACCAGTCCCCGCCCGGTATCGAGACCGGGTGGATCGAAACCATCCAAATTAGGAGGACGTGATGTCTTTACCTGACAAAATCCAGTTGCCCGCCGCGCCCCATCTTGGTGGCGGTAACCGCCGGCTCGCCGGCTATGCCGCCGTGCAAGGGCTGGGCTGGTCCCGCCCCAACCATGTCTCCCGGTTGGGTAGCCAGTTTTCCCTTGTCGACGAAGCGGGCAACCGGACCCCTCTCGGACAGACGATCGACGTGATCATCTTCGCCGTGAACCCGAACAAGAGCAAAATTCTCTTCGATCCGGCAACGCCCTACAGCAAGGACAACGAAAGCCCGCCGCTGTGCTTTTCCGACAACGGCACGGCTGCCAGCGCCAACGCCATGCAGCCGCAGGCGCCGACGTGCGCCCAATGTCTGCATAATGTTCGAAACGTCCCCACGCGCTCCGGCAAATTTTTGACAACCGCCTGCCGGGACCAGAAGAAGCTGTGCATCGGTGTGGCCGGCCAGTCGGGGCTGTGGGAGTTTGTCATCACCCCCGGATCGCTGACCAACTGGCGCGATTATGCCAACTGGCTGGGGCGCCAGCACATACCGGAAGCCAACCGGGCAGCGGACCCGGTGGACGTCTTTACCCGGATCAGTTTTGTTGCGGACGACCCCAATATAATCCGCTTCGATTATTTAGGGCTCATTACGGATAAGGTGGCTGCCGCGCAGGAGCAGGTTTGGAAAACCAACCAAGCCGAAGAGATCGCCGGCATGCTTGATCGTCCCTGGCCCGGAGGGGCGGCGAGCCCTGCAAGCCTCACAGCAGCCCCTACAGAGGCTTTAGCGGCTCCCAAGGCACCGGCACCACCCCCACCCACGCAAAACGCACCAGCGGCCTCCCTAGAGGCTGGCTTTGTGCAGTTCAGCACCGGGGCGCCGGCACAAACCCCGCAGAATGGCGGACAAACCGCGAAACGCGGACCCGGCCGGCCGAAAAAGCCTGCGGCGGAGCAAAACGCGCAGCCCGCCTTCATGCAGCAGCCGGCACCTCAGCATCCTTCACAAAGTCAAGCGGCAACGACGGCAACGACGGCAACGACGGCAACGACGGCAACGACGGCAATGCCGTCGATGCCTGGGGATAAGCCGCAGTTTGGCGTGCAGCAGGGGCAGCAGCCGAGCGCTGAGATGATGGCTGCCCTGGCCGAAAGCTTCAAGCACGTATGAGGGTGGGCTATGGAAAGGCAGTTCGCAATATCTGGAGATTGGGCTCTAGGAGCTGATGCAGTGCAGTGGATACTGTATCGCAAGCATAGACGGAAATCGGGTGATACCTGGGATGGTCTATCTTTCGTAAGTTCGACTAAGGATATCCTGGCACGTTGTATGCGTGAAAAGGGCGTTCCTGAGGACGGTAGAGCGATTTTGCTGGTTGGGCTGCCCCCTACCTTCGACGAGTGGAAAATAACGCACCCACCGTCCCAGCCATCCAGAATGCCGTGAGTAAGCAACGGAGTACCAACGACCCACTGACGCTACGGCTGGCGTGGTGTCAGTCGGAGGGAGCGCTAAGTGTTGCGGACTTGTCTGTCTGGTTCAAAGTCGCTTACCCTACAGTCCGCGCCTGGACGCTTGGGAGAGTACCGCGTAGCGCCCGCTCCCTGCAAATTCTGGACGCACTGCAACAACTCGAACTGGCTATCCATCGCGGCGACGGCTTCCCCGTCCCCATTGAGTTGAGCCAACATCGCCGGCCTGAGTACATGGAGAAGCTGCGTGCGCGCCTTCTTCGACCACATTCTGCCCCCGGAAGGTCAAGGATGGCGATGCGCAGCAATCTTTCACGCAAACCGAGTAGAGCACCGGTTCTTTCAGACTAACGCGGAGCTGGTTGCCTGCATCCAGCGGGCGGATGCCAATGGGCTCACCGTCTACCACGCTTGCGCCACCTACCTGAAACCAACCCGACGAAAGCGGGAAAATGTTGCCTTCCTCCGATCCTTCCACAAGGACGTCGACTGTGGTCCCAAGGCGGTTGCAGCTGGCACTGGTTATCCTGATCAGCCTACTGCTGTGCGTGCTGTTGGGAGTTTCTGCGCTCGCCTCAGTCTGCCTGCTCCGTCCATCGTCCTGTCCGGTGGCGGACTACACTGCTACTGGACCCTTGCCGTCACGCTGGGTCTATCGGAATGGCTCCGCTATGCGGAAGCTTTCAAGCGACGAGCAACCAGTCTGGGCTTGCTTAGTGATCCTGCCCGAACAGGCGATGCCGCCAGCGTCCTCCGACCGCCGGGGACTAGAAACCGAAAAAGCGATCCAGTGGGAGTGCTGGTTGCTGAAATACAAAGATGTGGACCCTACGCCCTAGAGCAGCTCGCAGGAGTACTGGATGAAGAAGCGCAGGCGACGAACGTCCTCAGCGGCGGCGGGGCTCACCTTAACCGAGCGGCGCGTGTGGGCAGCGCACCGGTCAGTGACTTTAGCGATGGCGCACCTCGATCGAGCAAGAACATTGCTGACCGCTGCAACCAAGTCGGAGAGCTACGGCGAACAGGTGGCCAGCTATCGGAACCTCTTTGGCGTGCACTGCTCTCTGTGCTCGCATTTACTGACGATGGTGGCGTTTTTGGTCACGAGTGGAGTAGAGGTGACCCTCGCTACAACGTCAAAGAAACGCAACGAAAAATTGACGGTGCTTTGGACCATGGTTCGCCGATTACCTGCAACCATCTCTACGACCTCAATCCAGAAGGCTGTAAGAACTGCCCGTACTGGGGCAAAATCACCACTCCCACCCAACTGGGCTACGATGACGTCAAAGCAGCGCCAGCAGCACGATTGGAAACAAATGGCAGAACTCTACCCGCATTACCTCAACCCTTTGGATGGGACGGGCAAGCTTTAGTAAAAATAGTTCCTCATGGCCCTCAGGGAGATGAAATTACTTTAGTTTGTAAACACCCAGTTTATTTGCAGCAGGTCAGCGAGGGAGAGGTTAAGGGCGATCACGCGCTGACATTTAATTATCTGATCCCAGCCAAGGGCTGGGGTACTGTAACCACTAGGACAGCGGAAATTTTCGGCCCCAACGGGCTCGCATCCCTGACCGATCACGGTATCATCATTCACGAGCCTGATCTGTTCAAGAAATACGTCAAGCTGGCCACCGACGAGCTGCACCGGCAGGAGTTGCACGTGCGCTACGATCAATATGGGTTCAAGCCGGAAGGCTTCCTCTACGGCAAGCTGCTCTACACCAAGCAGGGCGTGCTTGAGGTGCCGCTCAACGAGGAGCTGACGATCCGCAACCGCTGGATCGGCCCTGGCACCGGGGCGCATGGCGACGTCACCGCTGGGCTGGAGTGCTGGAAGCAGACCTGCAACAAGCTGTTCGTGCAGGGCTGCGAGGCACAGTCGGTGACCGTGCTTGCCGGCTTCGCCGCGCCAATCATGCGGTTCCTTGTGCACGACGAGGGCGGCGCGATCCTGTCCCTGGTCAGCGAGACATCTAACGGCAAGACGGTCGCGCTGGCCGGCGCCGCCTCGATATGGGGGCTGCGCAAGGGGCTGGGGCTGACCAACGAGGACAACCGGGTGACCAAGTTTTTAACCCTTGGCGCTCTCGGCAACCTACCCCTGATTTATGACGAGATCGCCCTGCACGATCCGGTCTTTATCCGCTCGCTGGTGACCAATTTCACCAACGGCAGGGACAAAATGCGCGCCGACACCAGCGGGCGCATCCGGCACTCCGCCAACGAGTGGCAGACCATCATGCTGACCGCCAGCAACGCCAGCATGGTGGACGTGCTCAAGGCCGGCAACGAGGCGGACGCGCCGGCCTACCGGGTGCTGGAGATCGAGACCAGCATCCCGACCCACCTCAAGGAAGCCGTTGGCGAGCGCCTGCGGCTGGAGCTGGAGCGCAACGCCGGCTTTGCCGGCGATGTCTACGCCCGCTATCTGGTTGACCATCAAGATCAGGTAAAGAGCCTTGTTTGGCAGGTCAACGACATGGTGCACGCCAAGCTGGCGCTACCCGAGCGCTATCGGTTCTGGCGCCGGCTGGTCGTCTGCATCACCGTAGCCGGCGTGCTGGTGCGCAACCTTGGACTGCTTGAGCTGTCGATCGATCGCCTCAGCAAGTGGTTGTTTGACGTGATCCGCGCACAGGCAGCGGAAGAGCCGGTGCAGGCAAACAAGCTGGACTGGCAGTACCGCGAGCTGGCCCGCTTCGTGTCCATCATGCAGAAACACACGCTGATCATCGCCGGCAACTACGAGCGCAATAAAACAATGTGGCCCTTGCGAGAACCCCGTGATCAGCTGCTGGCCCGCTACGAGAGCGGCAGCAAGAAATACACTGTAGCGATCGACAGCCTGAAGGCTTATGCCGTCGAGCGCGGCTTCCCCTGGCACTCATGGTGCGCGGAGCTACAGCGGGAGAACGTGATGACCGAGATCAAGAAGCTGACGCTGACCGCCGGCACGGAGATACCCGGTGCGCAGCTGCGCGTCTGTGAGATCAATTTGGCGCATCCGCTGGTGACCGAGATCACGACCGAGACCTTGATGAAGGAACCCGGCAATGTGATCAAATTCAACCAGCGCAGCTGATTGTTTGGTTCACGGTTTGTAATATTTTTTTTTCGCAGGCGGCGCGTCGGGGTAAGCGGATAGCCGCACCGGCACCGCTCAACTAGAGCGCTTCCTCGCTCAACCGTCGCTCCCGGCGCGCACGCTCCGGGGGCGGCTCTTGCGCCGTGCAGCAGCCCCTGGGATCGACCCGCGTGTCAAGTTTGAACTCCCCCGCCAGTCCGCCATGCAGGTTGTTCAGCTCCTCGAAGAACTTGCAGTGATGATCGTCGTACCACTTGCAGTTCTCGCACCGCACCTGCCGGTCGACCAGCCCGCTCTCTTCCGGGGTGACGATGCTGGCCGGCTTGGCTGCTGGGCTCATGGGTGGCCCTTGCAGGTAGTAGACGCAGGCCATCTCTTTGGTGATCTTGTCGGACGGACGATGAATGTAGCATTTCTGGCTGCGTATCCAGAGGAAGCAGGTGCCGCACTGGCTGTCACCGCCGTGTCGGGGCTTCATGTAGAGAAAGACCGAGTTATCGCTCACGGCTGCGTTCTGCCAACTTGATCTGCTCTTCGCGTAGTATCTCCAGCAGCTCCGGCAGCTTGTCGACCACCGCCGCGCGCAGCTGGTTCTCGTCGACCTTCACCTGCGTGGCGAAGGTGGCACCGCCCGCCGCCACCTTGGCGCGCAAGATGGTGGGAAAATTCTGATCGGCACCATCGGTCTGCATGTCCATGACCTTCTGGAACTCGCGGATCGCGGACTGCGTGAGGGTCTTGAGCCCCTGGCTCAAGTCGCCGTTGTGTACACCATCCCCCTGGCGTAGCCGTGCGGCTGTATCTTCGGCAGCTGCTTCGCCAAGCGCCTGCCGATATCGGTGCGATACATTGGGGAGTTGGGCACTATCAAGTTGGCCAAGCGGCGGTAGGCTGTATTCGCCGCATCCTTCACCGTCGCCGCCACCCCCGTCATCACCATCACGTAGTCCCCCGCCGTCGCCGGCATCGATGTCCGTATCACCGCGCCATTGTTCTTCAGCGGCGCCTCGCACATCATCATCTCCGCCGGGTGAATGTGCTTCCACAGCCCTGGCTTGATCCCGTAGATCGGTATCTCGCACACCTCCCTCCTCGTCACATGGCTGTACGGATAATCCGGCACCGATAGCACGACGCCGACCGCCACCTCGTCGTAAATCCAAGTGGCTGTATCCTTCCCCGCTAGCAGGTCCTTCAGCCAATTTACGCTGTCGCCTTTTAACAGGGCGAGCTGGATATTGTACGTCGGCCAGCCTGGACGGCACGTTAGCTCTAGCGGCCATGCCTTACCCTCGTCGGTGATTATGCAATTTACGTCTATATAACCCACGTAATTGCTTTTGCGTAGCTGCTCCGTCAGCGGGATCAGCATCTCTTCCGCCAGCTTGGATTTTCTGACCACCCGCACCACCGTGCCCTGCTCGCCGGTCGCGATCCCCAGCTCGTTGTTCATGAATTTTTTAAACTCGAAATTCTCGTGCCAGCCGTTAATCCATCCGCCAGGACCGTAGAACCCACCCGCCGCCATCTCGCAGCCCTCGACGAAATCCTGCAAGATGAATTTCATTTTCTTGCCGAGCTTCTTCCAACGTTCCAGCATGTACAGCATGTCATCGGGAGACTTGCTGACGTAGCTCAACGCCTTATCATCCTCGTCGGTGGGCTTGGAGACAAAACGCTTGTCGTGTTTTTTGCAGTACGCAATGGCATCCTCGTATGCGACAAACTCTTTATACGGGATGGTTTGTATGCCAGCTGTGCGGAGTACTTGTTGCCCGATCTTCCGGTCAGTCTCCCATAGTGTGGTTTCCCGCGACGGACCAAGAACATTATTGGGCATCGACAGTCGGTGATTGTCGATGTCAGTCATGTAGATCGTGTTGTCTACTAGGAACACGCAATCTGCCCACCGCAACCAAGGCTTGAACTCGCGCGTGATCGGCACCATGCCCTGGCCAATCTTGGCGTATTTCGGATTGTCGGGAATGAAATGCTTGACCTGATGCCCCTCACGATGGGCACGCAGGCTGACGTCAAGACCATCACCGAAAGGATCAAGAACCAGAAAGCGCATCTATTCTCTCGTCCCCCCGTACTGCGGCGTGCCGAACGGGGAGATGTTGAGGCCACCCCCTGGCTTATAGGGCGTGCTGTAGGGCGAGCGATAAGGTTCCGGTCGGCGCGCCGGAGTGCCGCCAGGAGGCGCCGCGTTGGGCCGCACGGTGATGCGCAGAACGTCATCGTTGGGGCGCAGCAGGTCCTTGTTCTTGTTTCCCTTCGAGCGGAAATCATCCGGGTTGAAGGTCATCCCCGGTGCCCCCCACGTCTTGTTGGCGCGCATCTCCTCGTTGGCGAGATCGCGCGCGTGCGGGGTCAGCATCTTGTCAAACAGCTCGTTGGCCTGCTTGCCGCTTACCACGCCCTCGCGACCGATCGCAGTCGATACGCCAGAAACGAACTCCTGCCGCAAGCCCTTCAGCTGCTCGTTGATGTAGCCTTGCGCGGTTGCCACCGATCCTTTCATCTGCTCCCAACTCTGCGAGGCGGAGAAATTGTTCATCATCTGCTGCCGCTCTTCGCCAGTGCCGGCACGCGCCACCGCCATCGACTTGATCAGCTCCGTGCCGAGAAATTGCGCCGCCATCTGAATGTTGGTGCTCTCCGGCAAGCCGTAATTCTCATAGAGAAACTGCTTGACCCGGTTGAGCGCGGGGATGTCCATCATCCGAATGTAACCGCCTCTCGCCTGCCAAGCAGCACCCAGCTCCATCATCATGGAGGCGTGCGACTGCGCTACGCCGAGAAACCGCACATTGTCGGCGGCGGTGCCGGTGCCAAGAAACTTTTTCATGGTGGCATCAGCGGCGGTAACCATCGACTGGTTGGCCCGCCGCGCCGCCTCAGGATCGGCCACGCCCTCCGCCAGCAGCTGCCGGTCGCTCTCCTTGGCGATCTCCCTGGTAAGCGCCTGCTTGGGGATCATCGGCAGCTTGTCGACCGCCGTGGGCAACTTGTTGGCCAGCGAGTAGTAGCTGCCCCAGCGCTGCAACTGATCCCCCGGGGCGTAGTGCTCGAGTATCTGCTGCTCGCGTGCCGGTGTCGGGCCGAACGCCCGGGCCAGGGTCGCCTCCGTCTTGGCATCGTTCAGGTCCAACCGGCGCTTGGCCATCTCCATCTGCTGCTGCCGGAAGGCGTTCTGCTGGGTCGCGATGTTGAGCCGGGTGTCGGCCGACAGCTCCGACCGATAGTCCTTGCCCGCCTCGACGTACTCCATCGCCGCCCAGCGCTGCGCCAGGGTCGCATTGTCGTGCCATGTCTTGTAGGCGATGTTGGTCATAGCCAAGTCAAACCGGCCGGCCTGTCGCATCGCCTCCAGCCCGACCCGCGCATTGTTGTTCATCTTGCCAAGGTCCATGCGACCCTGCTGCTTCTGCTCTTCCGTCAGCCGCTGCTCGATCCCGCGTGCAGCGATGTTGTTGCGCATCTCCTCTGCGCGCAGCCTGACTAGCTTTTCCTGCTCCTGCGCGGTAAAGCCCAGCTGCTCCATCTTGGCTTTTTCTTTTTGCAGCTCGACGTCCATCCTGCCAGCTGCGCCTATTTTTGCGGTTTCTATTTTGGCACCCGCACCAATCTGCGCTTTCTCCAAGCCAGCGCTGATCTTCTCGCGCTCGACACCAAGCTTCTCCTTGCCCAGCTCCGTGCGTGCTTCCAGCCCCAGCATGCGGCGGGCTTCCGCCGTGCGCTCGATGTCGCGCTTTTGCTCCTTGTCGAGAAAAGTCAGCTCATCGCGCAAGCGCTGCTGCGCCAGCTTGTCGTCGGTCTGTGTCAGCCGGCGCTGCACCTCCAGCTTCTTGTCCTCCCACTCCTGTGCGCGCTGAATAACCTTGGTGTCGAACTCGTACTGCCTGTCCAGGCGCTTCTGCTCGTTCTGCGCAAACTGAAGCTGCTTGTAATAATTCTGCTCCTCCATGCGCAGCATGGGCATGGCCTGCTCCACCGCCGCCGAGAGCGCTTCCGGCTTGATGCCGGGGTTCATGCGGCGGATGGAGTTGACCACATCACGCAAGGTCAGCTGCTCGACCGGCAGCCCAGCCTTGCGGTAGTCGTCGGCCGAAAGACGCTGCTGCCCACGCTGTGGAGGTGGCTGGTCGCGCTGGTCCGGGGGCTGATCCTGCACCTGAACCGGCGATGCCAGCCCGCCGCTGGCCGGCGGTGGCCCGCCTGCGCCAAGGCTTTGCGGCACCCGCATGAGCGCGCCGCCGGCTCGCGGGGTGCCGGCCCCACCGGACAAGGGCGTACCCGGCATGCCCGCCTGCGGATCGAACAAGCTGGGAGTGCCGGCCAGCGGGTTGACGCCGCCGACCGGCCCCCCGCCGCGCAAGGTCACGGGCTGATTGACCATCGGCGGTTGGGCTGGCTGCGAGACCTGTCCGGGCGAGGGGGTTTGCGCCTGCGGCCCCGGCCCCGGCTGGTAACCGGTCGTGCCGGCGAACAGCTGCGGGTCCTGCAAGGCACGCCCAAGCGCCTGCCCTCCCGAGATATCGGTCGCGCCCAGCCCCAGCTGCTGCTGAAGGCGCTGCATCTGCGCCATCTGCATGGCGCGCTTGGTCGCTGCCTCTTGGGCTTCGAGGAAGCCCCCGGGAGCTGCCGCAAGTGCACCGAGAAAGGCTGGCATTTTTAATTACCTGAATAAGCTGCCAAAGCCTGAAGAGATGCTGCTAAACGGGCTTGGACCCATGCCAAACGGGCCGGATGGGGTCATGCCCCAGCCAACGGCCTGACCGATCCCCTTGCCGACGTCCATCATCTGGTTCCAGCCTTGTTGCTGCTGCTGCAACGCCAGCGCCGCCTGCTGGTTGGCGACTTGGTTGGCTTGGTCAGCAGCGTTGAGATAGCCGAGATAGTCACCAGCCTGTATCTGTGGAATTTGGGCAAGGTTCTGCCCGTAGGAGGTGGCGAAGCTTGGCCCTTGCAGCATGCCGCCAAGTATCTGCTGGTAAGCCGTCGAGGGTGCAAAAGCGGATTGAATACCCGCACCGACGCCCCCCATACCAAGGTTCATCGCACCCGACGCCATGCCGCCCGCTCCTTGCAGCATGGCCATCGCGCCCTGATCGCCAGCCAGCGCCCGGTTCAGAAGGTTATTCTGCCAGTCGATATTGAAATTTGACATCACATTGCCGAGCGTTGACTGACCGTAGGGGGTCGTCGCTATGCCGGCGTTGGACAGATTGGCGAGGGTCTGCTGGGTCAGCTGGTCCTTGGTGCGATTGTACAGCGCCGACTGCGGGTCGTTGCCCAACGCCATGAGGTTGTAGGCAGCTCCCACCGAAGGGTCGACCGTGGCACCGAGAGTGTTAGCGTTTTGGATGCCGCCCAGCGCCTGCCCAACACCCAAGCCCCCAAAAAGGTTAGCCCCACCCTGCCCCATATTGGCGTAGGGGTTACTGAGGTACTGCTGGGCAAGCTGCTGAACATTGGGGGTGAACTGGGTGCCGATATTGTATTGGCCCAAGCTGCCGATCGTGGAGGACAGGTCCGACGCAATCGGCGCGATATTGAGTGTCTGCTGGGGTGGCAGAGATACGTTGGAGGCGCCACTGCTCATGTCAGTCCTCCATCAACAGCTTGGTATAGACCACATCAGCCGCCTTGAACCCCATGCGCCGGAACAGCACGCGGGGACGCTTCTTGCGCGGGGACAGCCAGTGCAGCTTTTCGGCAACAATGACGCAGACAACACCCAGCTTGCGCAGATGTGCCTCGTTGGTCCGGAACATCTTCAAAGCCGTCAGCCCCCGCCGATAACGCGGCTCTAGCCAAAAGTTATCGATCCAGGCGTGCAGGGTGCTCTTGTGATAAATGTGCGGCGAGACCTGATTGCAGATATAACCGATCAGCTTGTCACCATCACGCACTGTAAGAATTTGACACAATCCGGCAACGGACTGCTGCATGATGCCGTCCCAGTTGGGATCGAGCGGGATCGTGTCCCTGTTCGTGCCCAGCTCGCGCCAGTGCTTCCGGAACAGGGGCCACAGCTCCCGCGCAATCACATAGAACGGTTCAAACGCAAACCGCAGTTCAGGCTGCGCGTGGTCCTTGGGCGCTGGGACTGCGTGCAGTTTCCGAACGGGTTGAGCCGGCATTGACCGATCCTCCCGTGCATTTCATCGAGGCGTCGGGGAACGACGGTGAGTTGTCACCGTCAGTGCTCAGAGTAGTGGTGGAAGCCTTCGCAGAACCCGCGAAGCCCACATCAGTGCTGTGCTTGGCCATGCAGTCCTCCTAGTTGTAACACATGAAGCCGATACCAACCGCGCCGTTCAAGGCGTTAGACGGATGCACGTTGGTCAACGCTACGGTTAGCACCCCTGCGGCAGTCCCGGATATCATCACAACGGGATAACCGTTAGTCACCAGCGTACCGCTGTAGGATACCACATTAGCCTCGCAAACGCTGCTGGCGAGAACCACACTGTTATTTATGACGAAATTGGCGTTGGTTGCTGCCGCTGTCGTCAATGTGCCGGTCGTGACCAAGCCACGTTGAGCGTTGCAAGTCTGTGGACTGACACCCGTCGCCGTGCAAAAAGAGCCAGCGGCGACAACGGCAGGGGTGTTGTTGTTCAGGGGTGTCGCCAGACCGTTGAGCGTCTGTATCCACTGGTTTAGAGCTGTAATAATTGCCGCCGTGTCGGGCACCGGACCCGCAGGGAAGAACGGTATCCCGCCGGCAAGAGCTGCGATCGAGCTGAGAGCTAACGCGAGAAGGGCAGCGATGATTTTGCGCATCAGTAGCGCTCCTCTACGATGATGATGCCTGAACCGCCAGCCGCCGCACTGACAGCAGCACCGGCAGCACCAACTGTGTAGGTATAGCTCGCAGCTGGCGCATTAAGATAGAACTCAACGTACTCACCCGCACCGCCGCCACCGCCTCCTGCGAGTGTGCTAGACGAATTTGACGCCCCATTCCCTCCACCGCCACCGCCAGAATTGGTCTTGCCAGCACTCGGGCTAGCGATGTTTGCCCCCGCACCGCCGCCACCGAAAGGTGAATTGCCGCCACTGCCACCACAATGATTGATCGCTTGCGCTGATAACACCGACCCGCTGCTGGGGCTTCCGTCGCCACCCGCAATCCGAACCGTGCTGACCCCTGATCCGGTACCGCCTGTTCCTCCAGCCCCTCCCGGGCCACCCGAGGCGGACGAACCCACACCGCCGCCACCGCCGCCGATCGCGTTTATCGTGGAAAATGTCGTCGTTCCGCCAGTGCTGCCAGAACTCTGCCCGCTACTACCGCCGCCACTCCCACCTCCTCCCACCATGCGAATAAACAACTGCCTGCAATTCGCGGGTGTGGTGTAAGTAAGGCTCGTGCCACTCGTTAAAACCTGTTTCGTGGCAAGTGTCGCAGGCACCACTGCCTGACCGTTGGCCTTCTGATAATCAACCACCTGCCAGCTGGAACCACCAAGAAAGAGCGCAACCATAGTGTCACCGGCAGCGGTCGTGATGTTGACGCCACCGGCAGGCAGCGATAGGGTCCCACTCTGCGTTAACGTGTTAACGCCGGAAAATATTCCGCGATAAATTGGATAGGTCGTGCTGGCGGAGCTGCCGAACGACGTGATCGTCGCCGCACCGGTAATCTGAATATTATGTGAGGGAACCGAGCCAAGATCGGTTGTTGCTGCCGCAGCAATCGACGTCAGCGGACCAAACCCACCCACCGCGTTCTGCACCGTCACCAGCTGGTACGACGAGGTCGCAGCGTCGTAGATCACCTCGACAAAACAGCCAGAAACGATCTCGCCGCCGGTCAGCGTCTGCGGACCGGATGGGCTTTCGCGCACCACAGCCAGCGCACCCGTGCCATTGACGTTCAGCGAAGTCGCACCAGTGTTGGTGCCGGCCGCTTTGAAAATGACCTTGTTGGTCGCAACCAGCGCATAATTCGCCGGCGTGGTGCCGGTAAAAGCGATGGTGTTAGTGCCGGTCACCGTGCCAGTGGCAACGTAGGCTGCCGAGCCACCCTGTGCTGGGGTCAACGGCGTCGATAATGCATTCAGAGCAGTAATGTCGGAATTAACGCCGGACGCTGCCGCATTGTTGTTCAATGCCGTCTTGGCATCATTGAAATTCTGCATCACCTGCGTGGCATCAGCCAACGTGTTGTTGACCAGCGTGTAGGTGTATGTGAGAGGAACACCCATCCTATGCCGCCGCTACGATGTCAGTGAGATACCTGAGGACCTTGTAACGTAAATGCCACGCGCCCAGTCGAACGCCACCATCAGAGCTGCCCGTTGCCTTGAACTGAGCCCGCGCAAAGACCAACGGAAGATGCCAAGGTAATATCCGGGACGCAAACGCAGTGCTGGGGGCTCCCCATTGTGCGTTACCCCACTGAAACGCCCCCCAAATGGTCGAACCACCAAGAACCTGTATTGAAACCGCATCTATCGAAAGGTTGTTTTGATCGTTGCAGGCAACCTGTACAGGAGGAGCACCCGCAGTTATCTGAATGTCCAGCAAGGACTGAGCAACTGAGACATTTGACATCTGATCAGTATCAGGCAAAAACACCGTCTGATAGGTGTATGTCATCTGCACGCTATTCTCAACAAACGTGCTGCCACTCGCCTGTTGTGTTGGATCACTTTGCCATAGCGTCGTATTAAGAGCTATACTCGTTGTCGTTCCATAGGTCGCCGCAGCTAACACAAACGTGCCCATCCACGGCTGAATGACGTTCGCAGGAAACGTATGGGGTCCGTGCCAGATTTGCCTGCCCAGGTCGTACCAGTACTCTACTATGGGTGATGCGCCAGTAGATGAGTTGGGCGTCATCAGCGTCAAATTCGGGTTTTGCGTTGAAATCCGCACAAGATTGCCATTACATGCCGCACAGATACGTGACGGCTGCGCTGAAAACACAAACGGCGCAACCACTCCTTGCCCGTCGAGACCGATTGGATCGCTGATGTTTGATTGAAAATCGATGATGCGAAAGCCATCCGGCGACACGAAGCCAAGCCCGCGCGGCGTCGATACGACCGACAACGGCGACAGCGTGCCAGTCGCAAGGTTCATTGAGTTAATAGCAAGGTTGTTCAGCCCCAGGTCACCCGTAATCTGATAGGTGTTTGCCGCACCTTTGAAAACGACTAAACCTTGAATAATTCCGCCTAATTGATTGTAGAAACGCAACTGCCCCAAAGCACTTAAAGGTGCCGCATCGCCCAAAGTCAACACCTGGGTCGAAGAACCGCCCATGTTCAACGGATTAAGAATATCTGAAAAGACTAGCGCTGGCTGCGCAGGTAAATTGTAAATGTAATAGGCCCGATTATAAAATTGAGCGACCGCCGAAGGAGGCACCGCAGTGAAAAAATTGGTTGTTGGAGGTGTGGTAACACTGAGATTGCCAGTGTTCCAGACGGGGGCAGTCGGCACGCTGATGTCAAACCACCCAAAGGCAGCTGCCGGTAGCAAGGTCAGAAACCCCGGATGCGTGACCACCAGCTTGCTGCCGATCAAGTCCATGATCGGCGGCGTCCACGGTCCAGTTGTTGCCGGCGAGACTGGATAAGTACCACCTACCGCATTTGTCACTGGCAGCAAGGCATTAGTAGCGAGATTGTAAGCAAAAGGATGATCGTTGTTGTCGCTCGCTTTAATCAGTCCATAGGCAACATTGCCGATAACCTTCATCGCGCTGATTGGACCGACATAAGTCTGCGGCCCGCCGCCGATGACACCAGAAAACACAGTTTTCGAGACTGCTGCCGGCCGGCACTCCCACATGCTTGCAGTAGTCGTATCCGGTATCAGATTGGACAAAAGCGCCATCGCCCCATTGAACGACGTCGAGCCATCGAGCGTATCGGACAGCCCCCGTGCGCGCCAAGCTAAGGGTTCACCATTACGGATCACCAGCCCACCTGCTTCGTATTCCGAAGCCGATCGAAGCTACTCCCGAACCGGCGCCGATCCAGCTTCACCGTTTGCGCCCGGTTTTCCCGGTCGCCAGTCATCTGCATGTAGCGCCGCAAGATAGTGCCCGCGCCTCCCGGTGCTCGTTCCGGGTCGTCACTCAGCAGCAGCTCATGCCGCTCGTCGTCAGCGATCTTGCACAGCTCCCCGGTCAACCGGGTCAGCAGGTACATCTGGTTGGGAAACCAAGGGACCGTAGCGTCAGCCGGCACCGGGATATCCGGCATGGTGCCTTGGTAACGCACGAGCGCCTGATAGGCGCCGCTCGAAGGCATCCAGAAATAGGCCTGCGGTGGGCTCTTCGAGGTATCGACGGCGAACGTGACAGGGAAATTGCTCAACCCGGCTGTGACAACCATCATGTCCATTTCCGCCAAGTCCTGCGGAATAAGCTGATAGGGGACACCCTGTATCCAATAAAAACAATCCATCGGCTTGGCGCGTAGATAGTCCGCCGGAAAACTCATGATGCACCGCCCACGACTGTCCACAGTCGTCGGCAACGTGAAATAAAAATCCTTCTGCGAAGCAGTCGTATCGTAGTTCTGATAGAGGTCTTGCAGGATCAGATTGAGAAAATTAGACGCCTGCGTCGTCCAGCCAGGGGCCTGCGCATTCTGACATGCTTGCTGTACAATTTGAGCTGCCGTAAGCGGCACGTCATTGCGTCCCATCCAAGATTGCTTGGTCTAAGGCAAGCAATTTCTGTTGCTCAGTAATCTCATCAATGCGCTGCTGGATGGTCGTGTCCTGATTGCGCAGCTGTGCTTCTTGACTGCCGGTAAGGATCAGGTCACCCTTGCGCTGCCCTACTATCGTCCACTCGTGCTCGCAGTCTCGAATGTAGTCCTCACGCACGCGCCGGAACCGAGAAAGGTCCTTTTCCGCCCTGGCTATCAACGCCTGCCGTTCCATGACGTTGGTCTTTGCCCGCTGCCATTCAGCGCAAGCAAATAGCTTGTTCACGTTCGCGCGCAGCTCTGCATCGGGAGCATCCCGTAACAAGTGCGTTTGAAAGTGAATTTGCGCCTTGGCCACCTCCATCGAGATAGTGATGGTCGTCACGATATCCGACGCCTTGTAAACAGGCTCCGGCTTATCTTCTCTGATCGGTACAACCTCCGACATCAGAACCCCAGCAGTCGGTTAGCAGGGACAGCCACATGCTGCGGGCCGATACTGATGTTACGCGGGCTGCGATACCAGTTGCGGTTAGCACCGCCGATCTCATTCTCGTGGTTCCAGCAGCGCTGCATCTGCTCCCACATGCTACGCGCCATGCTCATCGGCACACGGTAGGTATAGCCGTGTGAGTACTCGACGCCATCGATCAGTAACCGCTGCGCATGTCCTGGCAGGTCGATCAGCACATCGATGAACTGCTCACTAGGCTTAAATTTGCGCCGCTCGTGCCGGATCGCGACATCAAGAAACAACTCTTCCTGCTGCCGCTTGGTTTCCGCAACAACATGATCCTCAGCTTTCCTGAGGATCAGCTGCTTCTCGTCATCAGTCAGTGTCGAGAAATCGTGCTGCGAGCCGAAATCTCTCGGTAGATCGAATTTCTTATTTTTCTCGTTCATGTGTGCGTCCATAGGGTGCCAGTTGCTGCCAAGGCTGTCCCCGATAACAGGATAGGCCAGCCGGTTACGCTGTCCCAAGCAATGAAATCACCCGGATACAGTCGCAATACTCCCCGGTTAGGGATCGTCAACAAGTTGGGCTGTGCAAACACTCCCGGCCAGACAACTTGTGGAATGCCAGTAGCGCTGACATTAACCTGATCATTCTTGATCGCAGTCAGCAGTGCAGCTACATCAGCCGGGTTTTGCTCGTTGCCAATAGTGGAAGGAACGTAGGGAGTGGTAGGCGCACCGGGAGCGCTGATAGCAATCGCTGTCAGTGAGGTAGTCAAATTAGTTCCCAGTGTGCGTGTAGCCATTACTGGCCTCCAGTCGCAAACGTCGCCAGCCGAGATAAGTTGGCATTAAGCTGCGCGATAAGGTCTGCCGCCATGCTGCTGCCGGTCGCACTGCCAGTACCGACAAGTAAAGTTGTAATGTCAGCTGACGTCAATGCGCCACCCGTACCACTCCCACCGACGATCGCTGGGTAGGGCGCATTCACTGAATTGGAAAAATTTAGCGTTTGCGCCAAGCCGCTGGCTCCCTGCAAACCACCTTGTGTGCCCTGCACGCCGGTTGCAACCCCGGTTGTT